CTTCCCTCTGTATATTCCTCTATCAATCAGTCTTTTCTTTATGACATTCCAACTGGCATTGATTCCCATCAAATTTAACTGCTTTTTTACGAGAGTTATTTGGCCAAGACTCATATACAAATTTTCTATTTCCAGTAGAGTCTTCTCAGGGTATCTTATATATTTTCCGTTTTGTTCCTTCTTATATTTCCCGGTTCTGATTGCAGACAAATTCCTTTTTCCTTTCTCTGAGACTGGATGGCCCACCACCCATGGATTTTTCATTCCTTTTCGTATTCCCATTTTTGATATGCTCATTCGTTGGCGGGATTCCTTGCTGACAATTTTGCCACGCGTCGCGAAGCTTATCTTTTTTCTTATTTCATCGGTCATTGTTACCCCATCGCCACCATCAGTCAAATTACACAACTTTATGCCACTTTCTCTGAGCCTTTTAATTTCGGACGTTTCTAAATCGAAGGCGCTCGCCTCTGGCATTTCCGTCTTTACAAAGTAATATTGGGGTTCTAAGTTGGCATCCAAAATCTTTTTAATTTTTCGGAACAAATACAAATTTCCATTTGGAATCTTTCCCCTCCGAACTAATTTGACATGGATGGAATACCTGTCACCTGAACCCTTACCAACATAAAACGGAACTTCCTCCAACGGGTCTATCAAATGATACGTATAATATTTATTGTCCACACCCTTCCCAGTATCTCCGCATAGCGGCTGCATTAAGCTTGGTCTTGTGTTTGTTATAGTATCGTTTGTTTCTACGACTTCTGGCATTTTTTTGTTCCTCGACGGTTTTGTATATTTTATTTCTTCCCATATACTGTATAAGTATAACCGTCTTACAAAAAACGTCTGAAATTTTAGTGTAAATCAATTCTCGGCAGCATGAACGGGAAATCCGATCCGATTTTTCTTGGGTCAACCACGGAAACGCTCTTTATGATCGCCGGATTAAATACCAGTAGCCAAAATTCTCCATCTTGCAGCCCAACCCCACCTTCGATGGAAGCGTCGGCTCCATTACTGACAAAAAAGTTCGATATTTTTACTCCCACATTTCCAGAACCAGCTTCATGATTGACAATCAAATTGTTAAGTATGTCAGCAGAAATAGTATCTCTTTTCATTCTCGTTGCATTGCGTTCCAAATCATTTATGATTTCCTGTCTTTTCCTCAGTCCGCCAAGATTTTTAAGAAAATTTACAATCTCTTTTAGTGGAATGTTAACTTCGTCCAATCTTTTAAATTTTTTGTCAATACTGGCAAGGTGTACTACTCGGGAGCCCCCGGCGTATGATCTTGCGGTCTCATAACGATTGGTAAAATAAATACCAACACCCGCCTCATATCGTCCCTTCTTGCTGGATATAAGTTCTGTGGGTATGCGTGACCATCGCTTTCCGCCGTGATACATTTGAAATGTATCTGTGTCGGTAATCTCTTTCACTATATCAGTCAATTTCATATGTATAAATATCTAACCCTGTAATAAAACAGCCCCGATTTCTCGGGGCTGCTAGGGGTGGCGGTTAAGCTACCCTCCACCAATCTCATTTTACAGTTGAGGCGAACTGGCCCGCGTTAACGAGAGCACCAGTCCATGAGAAGGCATGAACAACCTTTATTTCACTCTACTTGAATATCGTAGAATGTCAAGCTTAGAGTAGCTTTTTCCTTTCTGGTTTCTTTTCTTCAAGCGCCAATTTTGGAAGCTCGATTTTAACAATTCCATTTTGGAACTCAACCTTGATGTTGTTTTTGTCTACATTTTCCCCAAGAGAGAACGTGCGAACGAACGAGGACCGTTTGATTTCCTTGTACAGATACTTTCCTTTTGGGGCATCTTTGTCTTCCGTTGTCTGTTTCTTTCCACCACGGATAACAAGGACATCTCCTTCAAGGTCAACTGATACGTCTTCTTTAGCCAACCCGCCAACGTCGGCGTCAAGTACGATCTTGTTGTTATATTCAACCACATCGACCTTTGGATAACTTCCCTTTGAGAAAGAGAAATCCCCAAATGTCGGGAATAATGCCGCGTCGTTAAAAAAAGTATCAAACATGCGGTCGAAGGGAGAAAGAAATTCATCCCGTGTATATTTTGCTAATGTATTCATTTATGTATCCTTTATTTTACTCGGCTCCACCATGGACACCGATACCAAATACATATCATTTTCCGTGCCAACTTTTACTTCCTCTGGAAAATAGAAATTTGAGCACCAAAAAAGAATCAAAATGACACAGAGTTGTGTCAATTTTTCGCAAAAGTTTTCTTACGCCCACGCCCCATCGTCAGCCGCAATTTTTGATAAAAATAATCTAGGTCTTCGAGTGCTTCAAAAATTTCTTTATTTGAAAAATTTTCAGAACGAATCCGCATCTCAATAGTATCTGCCGTCATTGCCACCTGTCGTAGTGGCTTCACTAAGAATTTTTGTTTTTCAGTCATATTTTTATTCCCGTGTCTCCTTCCCCGCGTCCTCGACCGGAAGCGTCCCGCTCGCCCTGCGCCTTTTCTAGTTCGGCGCGGAGGGTGGCGGTGGAGGTGTCGATGGCGGCGACGTTGTATAGTGCGGCCATCGAAAGAACCTCGGTATAATCGGAGAGGCGCTTTCGTTCCTTTGTGAGCGGATCGAGCACGGTTCCGTCGCGGAGCATTATGACCGAGTGATTCATAGAGGTTCTAACTTCGCACTCATGGAGATCGGCCCACGGTGCAAGCGGCCAAGGATCACGCTTGCGGTTTCCCGGCTGTACAACCTGCCACTTCCTAACGACAGCCCATCCATTATCCGCGAGTGTCTGATCCCACGTATCGCAGTAGTAGCCATGACCCTCTCGCGGATGACCACCGAGCTTCTCAACAGCTTCCTCGTAGCTAATATGCAAGACCATCGCAAGCGTAGCAGCGAGACACCCAAGCGGGTCTTGTTGCAGAACGTGGTGAATCGGTTCAGCCGCCTCCCTCGCGGCATCGACCGTCGCCTTGGGAAGAACGGCGAGGTGGGCGGGTTTCAGCGGATCGGTTTTCCTTTGCAGAGCAACGAGCTTGTCCAGAACGGACTGATCCCATTCGCTCCAAGCTGTGCCGTCTGCGTGCCATCCTATTAAAAGCTGGTGGCAGTCGCACGCGAAGTTGTTGAACTCCTCGATCAATGCCCTCAGCGCCACGATCTCGCTCCTCGCTGCGGCGAGGTCGGCTGTCAGCTTCTCGTTTTCGTCGGTGATTTCGCCAAGGACGGCTTTCACCATCCATTCCTGTGACTGGCTGAACTTGCCGACTGCCGTGTTGCAAATCTCAACTATCGCGTCGGCGTCAAAGTCCTCGTCGGTAGTGACACGATCCTTGATGGTGCAAAGCTTGCTTTTCAGCGCCTCGATCTCCGCTCTCGCTGCGGCGAGGTCGGACTCGTGCTTCTCGATAAAACCCTTCACGGCAGGGAGGATTTCGCCGTTGTCCAAAGCCTGCATCACAAGTCCAGCTTCCTCGTAGTTGCCGGTTGCAATGTAGCGATGGCATAGGTGAACAACGTGCGACAGTTTTTCGTTCTCGGCTGCCAGTTCAGGGCTGATGTTGCGTGCTATCTTCTTGCGCGACTCGATGAGTGCAGCGTCATCAATTCCGACTTTAGCGAGGTCGGCCTTGATTTCCGACAGCGACTTCGCCTCCGTCTCTTTCCAGATGCGCTCGCTTTCCTGCCACTCTCGAAACTCGACTTGCTCTGAATCGAGGACTGGCGCGAGCAAGCCTTGAAGGTACGCGACATGCTTCTGCAGTTCCTCGGCGCTCATGGGGTGGCCTTTCGCTTGTTGAAGCTGTCACGACGCAGAATTGCTGGCGGTTTCACGTTCGCGCAAGACACCGAGCGCGTTCCGCCAACTACGTTCTCGGTAGCCGTGCGTGCCTCAACCACAATTCGACCGCTGATGAGTATTCGGATTCGATCCGCGAACGACAGGTCAACAGTTGTGCGTGTAATAACCATATCTTTCGCCTTGTTCTCGGGGTCTGGATCGTCCGGTAAGCGCGACGGGAAAAGCCTCCAACCGATCTTTTCGAGAATCGTTGGAACGTAGTTCAGTGATTCGGTGCCTGTTGTTGGTATGCTCATGCTTTTGTCTCCTTTCTCGCGTCCTCGACCGGAAGCGTCGGGAAATACTTTCTGACGATGGCGACGCACGTCGCCGGTGAAATTGCTTGTGTCTCCAGTCAGTGTTTTGCCGAGTCGTTCAAGTGCTTTTTTCATGGGGATTGCGTTGTTTTCGTATTACCTGTCGTAAAGGGATACTCGCCAAAAAGAATCAAATTGACACATTGTTGTGTCAAACCTTCACAGAAATTTTTTTGTATCCCACGGCTGTTAGCCGTAATTTTTGATAAAGATAATCTAGGTCTTCAAGTGCCGAAAGAATTTCTTTATCCGAAGAATTTTCTGAACGAATCTGCATGCCGATGGTATCCGCCATCACCGCAACTTGTCGCAGCGGTCTTGTTAAGAATTTTTGTTTTTCAGTCATATTTTTATTCCCGTGTCTCCTGTGAGTGAACGTTTCCATTCATCGCTTTCCGCGTGGCACGCCAGCATGTCACCCGTGTGGACAATGTATGGTAGGTTGGTTTTCAAACTTTTCTCGGGATCAAACGTCTTGAGATAATATGCATTAGATTCATCGTACATTCCATCCGACAACTTGATTGCTAGCGTCTCTTTCCACGTAGTGGTGATGCCATATCGCTGTAAATTGTAAAGCGATCTGTCAGTCACGCGCCAAAACTGGTTGCTTGGGTTGGACTTGAAAATTAATCCCTGATTTACTCTGTGCCATTCACTGTCGTTTGGAAGATAATACGCGCCAGTTTCGTCACCCAACTTTCCAAGATCGTGGTGTAAAACCGCAAATAGCCGTTCTTCTTCTGTGTAGTCAATTGTACCACCGAGTGCCTCATAGAGTTTTTGTGCGCCCCGTGCCCCTTTTTCCACATGCATTACGTGCTGTAGATATCCGCCAGTATAAGCGTAATGAAAGTGCGTTCGGCCAGAAGCAGGAGCCGTTGCCAGTTGTAGTCCAAGATTATCTTCGTGATACATTGTGAGCATTCGCTCTAATCGATCACCAGTAAACTTTTCCTTGATAAATTCAATGAAATAGTCGTAGTTTTCCTGTATTTGATTTTCTGTGAGAGATGGCCCAACGTGTAGTGTTTTTGTCATGATAATTCTATTGTTACTTTGATATTTGAAACTTTTCTTTCTGCGGATCGTGAAAATTTTACCTGACATTGCGTTGAGAGGTCATCGGCATACTTTATTTTTGCTTTTTCACTACTCATGAAATGTGCCATAAATTTTTCTATAATAGCATTTTCGATTTCTTTTGTTGGAGACGTTCTGCTGGTAAGCTTGTCAAGTGCTTCATTCGCAATTTCACGAGCCTCTTTTTCCAGTAGCACCGGATATGTTATGTTGGGCCAATCTCTCTCTGGGATGGTGGATCGCTCGGCCATTCGAGGGCTTCGAAAATCTACATCATAATATGGCGTACCATTATGATGTGACTCCCAGTATCCGTCGGTAAATTCCCATCCACGTTTTTGAAAATCCCTGACAACGCGAAGAGCTGCGGGCGTCAATGAAGAGAATATATCAGTGTTTTCCATCGCTTATGTATGGCTCATCCAGAGTGCGATGTCAAACTATAATAACCAACGTTATAATGGCGGCTCGATTTTTTTAAGCTCGTATTTATAGTGCTCGTCTTTGTGCGATCCTACAAATGCGCAGCTATTCAAGTGCAATGCTGTGCATCCGTGTTCGGGCAAAAATTTACCAAAGGTTGGCACACAATACTGTGGATGTGGGAGTTCAATAAAATTGATCCCTTTCGCTCGCTGATGTGAAATCAAATAAGCAATGCAGGATTGTTCCAAAAACGGATGTGTGGCTCCCCGTGAGCCATGATTATAAAGAATTTCCAAACAACTTTCTATCTCGTCTAGGGAGTAATGAGCCCGAGTGGGAAAGTATGTCAGCCCCGCGTTAATAAGCCTGTCCACGCTCTTGTCTTGATCTTCGTCGCGAAAAGGAACACAATACGACGACCAACTATCTCTAAGATAAAATCCAACACTGTTATTCACGCAATCTATTATTTCGGTGGGGCGTTGGCAAAATAGAATATCAGCATCCATATACATTACATTGTTGCTGTAGCTGAGTATGAATGGATCGAATAGTTTTATTCTAAATATTGTGTGATGTTCTGCAAACCTGAAGTGCGTACAAAGTGGATATCCCCGCAGTGCATCTTTCATCATTGTGTCTGCATCTTGTCGGCGGCGAATCACCACAAAAGGAATTTCGCGCTTTAACGCCTCACAATCTGCTTGATCAAATGAGCCATCTTCATGCACGTGCACCTCACAGTTCAGCCCACTGTAGTGCTCAAATAACTTGAAGGTATCTAGCCACCAACTCACATCTCGCTTGCAAATGAGTGTATGAATTTCTAATTTTTCCATGACATTTTTTCGTAATCAATTTTTAAGTATTGATCAGCGGGCATTATTTGTCTCGACTGATAATCAACATAAAGGAATTCAGAACATGGAACCCGCAAGTCGCAATTGGTAAATTTTGGGTCCGTTAATGAAAATGGGCCTCGGATGGGGACGGGATAATATATCGTGCTGGCATGTGAAAGAAACCCTACCCACCATGAATATGTGCTTTGTGATATTGCAATATTGTTGAATTGTGCACCGAAGGCCATGGACATGATAGGCAAATCGTAAATGCGTACAAAAACGGGGTCATATGGGAAAAAGGGCTTCAAATACTCGTACTGGTTATTGTGGCCTATGCTGCCGGGGTTGGTAATAATGTAAACTTTGTTAAACTTCCGGCTTTCCAAAATTATTCGAAAGTAATCATAATCGAGTAAACGATCCGCATTATCAGGTGTTGTGTAATCTTCCAGTCGCAAAGAAATAACCAAATCATCAGGATTCATTCCTGTAAATTCCGTGCGCTCGAACCAGTTTCCTTTTCCAAGATCAGGAGAAAGTTTAAAAAACTCAAACTTTGTCATATCAATTTCTGGGAATTTGAACCAGCGCCTCAATTTGTTTCTATACGGGTAATAATTTTCCCCCAATTCAAAATTGCCCAACAGTACCAACCATTTTTTATATATGTCTGGTGTTTTCAAAATTTTATTGATCGTTATTTGGTCGGCATAACTTTCTATTTTTTTCCCGGAGAATGTACCTTCCAAGAACCACGCCATGTTATCGTTTTCATTTTTTACCGTCCGCAGATTTTCGGCCAGCCCATCACCTATCGTGTACTTGTCCTCATGATGGACAACATTCGCCGTGTCTTCTTTGATCAATGGAAATTCAGTTATCTCCGTTCCTTTTGGCAAGTTTGCTTTTGTATCCAATGCATCGGCCACCAATCTGGTGAAGGAATACATAAACATACAATTTCCAACTCTTCCGCTATAAAACCAAAGTTCTGTCATGTTATTTCACTTTCACGTTAAAAATGTATGAAGGCTCTTGCATTTTCCCCAACACTTGCCCCATCCTATGGCTTAAACTGTCGGTGTAAATCGCTTTATATTGGCCAATAAATCCTGAAAAAGTAACATCACCCCAGTGCTTTTGCATTACCAGAAACATCTCTGCGTCGAGATTGACGGTATACGGGTATGGAAAACTAATTCCATCATCTACGTATGCTCTTCTCCTGAAAGAAACCTGTGACATGTCAAGGGCATAGAAAGGATGTATTTTTCCCGTTTTATTTAGGCTGTGTGGCTTAAGCGCGAGCGGTTCTCGTGGAGGTTCCACCGTGGGATCGTATGGTTTTATGTGGGAATACACGTAATTTTTGTCTGGGTTATTTCTAAAAAATTCCACAAGATTTTTGAAATATCCCTGATACAAAGCGTCGTCGTCACAGAGCGTTATCACATAATCTGCGTCAGATTTTAATATGGCATCGTGGGCATACTTTCCCATCATAGACCCGTTGATGCCATTTCTTTTCATTTTTATTTCAGCAGTATCATTTGTCTTGTATATTGTGAATTTATTAGGCTCGCCAAACATTTCTTTTATGGTGTTATCGGCTGGAATCTCCGAACCATCGTCAATAAACGCCACTTCCCAATTATCGTAGTTATGCTCCTTGAGGCTTTCCAGCCCATACTTTACAAGCTCTGGCCTGTTATAGTAAAAGAAAATTACTAGAATTTTGTCACTCATGGCAATGGAGTATCTTTGCGGTTGACCCATTCCCCGGCCTTATTGACTGGCCAATACACCCACTTGGTAGGAGGATAAAAAGACTTAAACTTTGCAATAACCGTTGGGACATACTCTGTCAAATCCTGTCTGAATATAATTTTTCCACTATCCGATTCAATACCAACATATATAAACTTGAAATCCTCGGTGGGCGGAATATTAAGAATGAATTCATAGTCTTTTTCTACCATTTTATACCAATCTGTGGGGTCGTTCACCGGAGGTTCGACACCTTCGGTGGTTTGTGGGTGCAATTTTCTATTTTTGAAATGTATGCCAGCATATGCTTCATACTCGGCATGTGTCCTTACCGAACCTAACCCGTAGATCCCCAGATCAATACCATTATTTTCCTCTTGAAGCATGTGTCTTAAACGTCGTTTACTGGCAGCATCTCTTTCCCACCACGTTAGTTCAGTCTGCCCAGATTTCTTTAGTTTTTCATCGTGATCGGTCCAGTGTTTAGTGCGGCCTTCTCGTGTATATTCGTGCCACACCACCAATCTGTGTGGATGAAACAAATCATACCCTAATGTGAATGAGCGTATACTCAAACTTATTTCGTCGCCAGCAAAATATATGTTTGGATCATACTTGTATTCCTTACAATGCTCTCCGAGTGTAAAAAAGAAATGTCCACTAACAAATCTGGCTCGAACTGGCTTGGTGAGGGATTGCCAATTCGGAATCGAATGCGGTCTGAAAAGTATTGTTCCTCCTTCGGTAAATTTGTCAGCAACCATTTTGTATGGGTCGTTATTCAACAATTTGTTATCTAATGGTTGATACATACCGGCATAGGAGCCAATCAATGGCTTCGGACTCTCCGTAAGCGCCATCATGCCGATCAATTCCTCGTCCCAGTTTTGCAAAAACCTGTGGTGTGAGTCCAACTGCAAAGTGTATTTTTCTCCTTTCCACATTGGTTGAATAAGACTGCGTGCCCAGCACAATCCTTTACTTTCATGCCATGGAATTTCCAATACAGTAAACTTAGGGTTGTTTGCAAACTCCTCCAACGATTCTTTTTCATCTCGCTGCCAACATATGCCAAACGTAAGGTTGTTTGGATATTTTGCTTTTGCTATACAGTCTCTTATGGTGGGAACTAGTTCTGGATCTCTATACGAGGCAATTTGTACAAAAATTTTTTCGTTCATATAACCATGGAATCTATACTAATTCCTTAAGTATGCAAGATAAAAGAAGTTGTATATTATTTTAATCAAATTCAGCCGTGATGGTTCCATTTCCTAACACGTGCATCGTCGTAGTAACTGGTGTGGCTGGCCCGCCATATGCATAATCAACGGTTACTCCGCCTGTCACTTGCCAATTGATGAACGAACCATTCTCGGCGGTGATACTATATGATCCCAAGAGACCTGAGAAAGTTCCCTCGCCGCCGCCGCTCCAATAAACGTCACCAACTGGCCCCAATCCACCATTGTGGGATGCGATGGTAACCGTATACGTGGTGGCTGTTGGTGTTGGTGTTGGTGTCGGTGTTAATGTAGGCGTAGACGTTGGTGTGGGCGTCGGTGTCGGCGTAGATGTAGGCGTCGGTGTTGGTGTGCCTGTTATCGTTGGAGTTGGCGTCGGTGTTGGAGCAGAGGCATGCGTAGCCTGTACAGTTGAATTTGTGACCCCCATCGTAACAGATGTCAATTCGCTGCTTGGCGAATTTATTGTCGCGTCTCCTGAATTCAATACCCATCCCGTAAACACGTCTGGCGATGGGTTGTCTGACATGACGTTGACCGTTGAACCTGCTGGCACAGTTATTGAGCTTGCCCCTCCCGGCCACACCCCACCGAATACAATATATAACGTTACACTCGGTGGAGTTGGCGTTGGCCCCGGCGTTGCAGTTGGCGTTGGCGTTGGCTCCGGCGTTGCAGTTGGCGTTGGAGTCAGCGTTGCAGTTGGCGTTGGAGTCACTGGGGTTGCTGTTGGTGTTGGAGTAGCTGTTGGGGTCGAGGTCGGCGTCGGCGTTGGGGTCGGTGTTGCCGTTGCAGTCGGGGTCGGTGTTGGCGTAGGCGTCGGTGTTGGTAATATGCTCAACGAAATGTGCAGCAATGCGCTCCCCGTACCATAAAAATTGGACGCACTCATTGACGCGGAATATGCGCCAAGAGCGCCACTTGGCGTTCCAACAATTGATCCTGTTGCACCCAAATACAATCCTGCCGGTAATCCCGGCCCAACAGTGTAACTCGTAGGATAATTTGTTGCGCCGATTTGATAATTAAACGGAACATTGAAATATGCGGACGCCGACAAACTGCTTGTAATGACCGGGGCCATTGGTGCATAATAAACCGGCCCATACTCGGAGACGTATCCTTCAAAGCTAAAAGTACAAGGGGAGGCGCTTCCACTGAAAAATACGTAGATCGATTGATCTGTATGTGCCACACCCAAGCTCAAAAGCGGCAAGTTGTTTCTATTATACAGCGCATTCACAATAGGAACGCGATTGTTATTCCACGAATATACACCGCTCGCACTAGGAGGTGCAACGGCGGCAGTAGATCCAACAGAAAACACAGGAGTGCCCGTTGAATAAGCAAAGCATTCCGTCAAAACATAATTATTCGGCAACACACTACGCTGCGTGCCATTACCCAAAAAGCCAGAAGATGCTCCTATTTTAAAACGAAGGTGGAAGTCTTTACTAGGATTTGTGGCCAATGCACCACTCAGTGGAAGAAGCAAATGATTTCCACCCACGGCATCTAACCACTGTGTTGGGCCGGGATTCAAATTTACTGATGTGTACGCTGCAATAAGTGTTGGGTCTGAATTTTTCACCCCACTATAAAACACCCGATTCACTGCGCCAGAATCCAATGGAGCGTTAAATACATAGGATTCATAAACAATGCACTTTAGATTTGGCTGGTTAGTTGTTCCATTACCCATTCCAATAACTGTATTGGACACGGGAGTTGCACCAGTCAATGAGCCTACATATGCCCCATTTACATAAAAGGTTACCAATCCGCTCGGCGTAACTGTTAACGTGGCTTCGAATGCCTTGTCTTGGTATGCTTGGAAGAATCCGGGGTAAACAATGTTTCCCGCACCTTGAACGAACGCAATCAGGTCATAGTTTTGAACCCCGATATATGCATTGTTTCCTGACCCAATTATGTTTGTACCGTCTGTAGCAACACCAAGCAAAAGTCTGGCCGCAGACGAAGTTACAAAATTGGCGGAAACAAACCCTCTCGTCAACAATGTGAATTGATTTCCCAGTGTGGGAAATGGACCGTAACAATAATAGTTCAAATCTCCTGAAGGCGTCACTAGTGGATCAAATGACAGTCCGTTTGCCGTTTGTAATCCCTGCTGGGGGGTTGCCCACTGAAAATAACCACCAGAAACAATATATTGTGCGAGAGTGTTGATCGTGGAGTATTTTGTCTCCCCTGTCGGGCTTGTCAATGCCGCCACATCCACGATTGGCACCATGTCTCCTCGCTGAATACTCCCCAAAACCAATTGATTAAGTTGTGATGTCTTCTGATTCATGTTGCCGTTTCATTATAAATATCATTGCGCAACGAAAAATATATATCCTTGATGATGTTTGCGCGATATTGACTTATTATATCCTCTTCTCAAGCGTCTTTAATTTTTTCACGATAAATTTTGTAAGTGCGCTACGAAGAATGTCATCTTCCGTGAACTCGAAGGTATATATACCGTTTTCTTTACTTTCGTCGTCATTGAACAATGTGAAAATTGGAAGAAATCCAGACTTTCCATTTATATCAGATTGCTGTGGATCTCCGCACAAAAACACCTTGCTAAATTCGCCTGTTCTAGTCATGAGTGTGACAATTTCTTTTTTGGTGCAATTTTGAGCTTCGTCGGCAATGATGGCCTTTGCGTTCCAATTCAATCCTCGTAAATACCCTACCGGAATTCCGTCGATACGATTATCTTTATTCAAAAACTGAACGTCTGATCGAGATAAAAGTTCATCTAACTTATCAAGCAGCGGTCTTTTATATGGAGATAACTTATCGTCGGCTTCTCCGGGGAGAGTTCCCATTTTAACATCGGCACTTTCAACAATGCTACGAACGTATAAAATATCACTGATTCTTTTCTCGTTCATCAGCATCAGAGAGGCAAGAACAGCCAAATATGTTTTTGTTGTTCCGGCTGGCCCTGATACTAAAAGCATCTTTACTTTTTTGTCCATAGCCAATGCCATGAACGCTTTCTGTTTTTCGGTGAGTTCCCGGTGAATTATAGAAAGAGGGAAATCTATTTTACTTCTTTGTGGGATGAGCGGGCTTTTGTCTTTCTTTTGGGGTGGTTCTATTTCTTTTTCAAGGCGCTTGTTTTTTTCGCTTAATCGGTATTGTTTTGACATGTTATTTTATTTTTTTGTATGTGTAAACATGACTTAGCTTTTCCAGCTTGTCTTTTATTCTCTTAACTTTACCACAAACTTCAAACAACTCATTATGTAAGCTGTATTCAAAAATGTTCTCCAAATTTTCCTTAAAATCTTTGCGTGTAAGGATCACCACAAAATTAGAATTTTTAAAACAGAACACCTCAACACCGCCAAGCCGTCTGTTTACCGCATATTCAATACTATCGACAATTGCTTCATTTATTTCTGGGCGATTCTTTTCGACGTATTTCTCCATCGCGTCGTTGTTCGACGGCAGTTCAATTACCTTGCGGGATTTTTTGAGAGAATCTATTTCGTCTTTAGTGAGACTCTTCTTTTTCATATTCTGATGATAAATATATTTCCAACCATGCTTTGCCCATTATGTTCACGAACCGCTCATTCTCTGATAATTCTGTTTCACCCGCCGCATCCAGTATGGCGTGAACAACCTCATGAAAAAATGTTTCGATCAGTGTTTTATCCGTTATGGTGAGTGGAACTTCGATGATTTTTCCATCCTCTTCTCGCTTTTTAACAACTCCACCCAAAGCCTGAAGTTTGATTAATTTCAAATCATCATCGGCTGTGCCATAACAGTTTTCTTTCTCGAACAAATCTTTTTCCAAAACCACCTTGTACGTGTGGCCAAACAGTGTAAACTTGCTTGGGATTCTGGTGGTTTTTTCTGGATTTAACACTAGATATAAATATCAGCTAGGAGTGGAATAATGCTATTTACCCGTGCGGACACGTGGGGCATTCTCCCATATTTTTCAGGCATGACGAGCAATACCCAAAATAAATTTCCTGCTTTTTTCCAACATCATAACCAAGCAAGATGATCTTGCCGCGATCTCGGCAGGACTTGCAAATATATACAGTTCCCTGCGACTTTCTGACCGCCAATTCTTTATCTGTTATCATGATTTCCATGACAACATATAAGTATTACGCTCACGCCAAACACTTCATCAAAAGTCCGTAATAATAATGAAAATCTCGATCTTTTTCCACTAAATCTGCTTTATCTTTAAATACGGTCTCTATCCACGCCTCCGCATCTTCATTTTTCATTTTCTGTGTCAAAATTCTATAATTTGCACGAATATATTCGTTCACTTGAATATCCTGTGCAACATTGACCCATTCTCGATCCATATTATCCGGCACTGCCCAATGACCAAATGCAAGGTGTAGGAGTTCGTGGCAGATCAAAAACACTTTTTGAAACTTGGTAATCCGTTTCCAATATTTTGGATTGGCATTTATTCGGAAATGACCGTCCACAAATTCTAGCGCAGCGTGTGTGTACTCATCGCTGAATACCATTCGCTCACCGTATTTCCACATATCAGCAAGCACCTTGTTTCCGGTCCACAGAAACAAACGATCATAGATTTTCTGAAACTCCTTATCGGAGATTTTCGTTGCTTTCATATAGCAACTTATTCTCCACTAAGTTTCTTGCTATTTTTCCCGGTGGCAAGCTGCCGCATATAAAGGGCCAACGGATTAACGCCAAATGCTCCTATTTTATGCCCACGGTGCTTATGCGGAACACCGAACCCAGTTCGCAGCTTCCTCGGATCTCTTGAAATTTTAGTTTTCATGCAGCCTCCTTTTTTGCGGTATCTTTCTTTTTCTTCGCCTTCTTCTTTCTTGCCACAGTTTCTTTCGGTGCCAAAACTATAGCGGGCAACCCTAACACCCTGCGTCCAGCATTCTTCCACGCATTGCGTGTTTTTGTGCTGGCAAATTGGTAAGTCTTGCCTTCAGCAAGAAGCTTTTCAACTTCTTTTTCTGTTTTTACTGTCAAGATTTTTTGTCGTAGTCCCATAATATTTTACCTCTTGTAGCGATTGATTACCCGAATGTCGAGCTTGGAACCATCTGGCCATCGCGCCAACAAATTTTTCCAATAATCGTACTCAACTTGAGCAGAAAGTTTCGAATCATATTCTGATTCCGAAACGCGGACGCCATTCCTAAAAACGGCATACATTGTTACATCAACCCGATCAGTGCTAGTTTTATCCATACGGTTTATCTGTTATATCGTGAATATGCAAAACTGTCCAGTCTGGACAATTCATCATATAAATCATTCTCAGTGGGCTCGATCACAGAGGGTAACTCGTCTCTGTAAAGAGGCTTCCTTGGGATTCGTGGCTTTGCTGTTTTTTCCAAATGTATAACTTTTTTCTTCAACTTTTTATTTTTCATTCTTCGTTTAAACTGTAGACAGATTCATCGAAAAGGTCAATGCTTATTTTTCCAAACATTATTCCATCGGCGCTTCCCACCGATATCCTTTTCCATCGCAAGCACCACACTCGCATTCTATAAGAAATTTTTTATCCGCGTTACCGAGTATTCCTGTACCATTGCATGCCTCGCATGTAACTCTGCGGTATCCATATTTCTCCAACCGCTTCCGAGCATCAACCCGATCTGCTAATTCTTTGTCCGTCATGTAAAGCACAATACAGAAATCATTAATGCTGTCAAACAAAAAGCGGCACCAAAATTGGTGCCGCCTTATTAATTGTGAGTAAACTACTTGCGCGTTATTATTAATCGTAGTTTACTGTGATGCCACCGTTTCCGGTGACTTGAACAACGCACTGCGATGTGAATTGCCCGCTCACAATAGACACCCCACCAGTGGCATTGCTCCAATTGATGAGTGTGTGACTGCCGGGAGTTTCACCGAGCGTATGCGTTCCTGCGGAAACACCGGCCCATTGTCCACCCGTTGGGCTGCTGGCGTCAAGAACTTGTGTCGAAGAATTGTCGCTGTCTCCGAGCACGGTCACCGTCACCGTAAAATTTCCACCCGACGCAGTTGATGTGGGGAGTGGTGTCGGCGCAACAGACGTTGGCACTGGTGTCACGGGCGGCGTGGGAGTGACAGGTGTTGACGAGGACGATTTCTTTGTGGCGAAATATACAACTACGCCAGCGGCGACGAGGCCGAGAATTACCCATGCCAATGCTGGGACTGTTGTTGTGGCTGCGGCTAAAGCAATATTCATAGTGATTTTATAATTTGATTGTTACGGATAAATAGTACATCATGGTGTTCCGATGTCAACATTATTCTTCATTTCTAAACGATTTAATACTATTTATAATGTATATGTACCTCAGTCGGTTTACCATGAAAGATAGACTCCATCACGGATGGATGCACTTTTGTTGCATATGGAGAGCCATTCGCGCTAAAAAAAGTCCTTGGCCATTCATTGCGGGCGTAGTAAGAACTTTTTTTACTGTGAAATATTGATCAGCACGTGTAAGAACTGAAATTGTATGTGGGTGGATTGCTTAAA